TGTTCTCAACTATTTCTTCTCTTGTCATTCCTGTATAGCAGGATATGGCTCTCATCTGAGTTCTAACTGCAGGTTCTTCATTTATAAACGCATGAACTTTAGCACCTTGCTCAGCAAATCCATCTGGTGATGAAACTAAACTAACCCAAAAAGCAGTCTTACCTGTCTCGGGTCTAGCAAATACAATCATTAAATTACCATCACCAATACCACCAACCTCATCTCTCAATGTAGAGATACTAAACTTCCATCTAGTTGTATCAACTAACTGATTCATAACTTCTCCAATGTTATTAGATACAGATTCTACTTTCTCATCTGGAGTATTTGTCTTGTGCTTTTCTATTATAGAAATAATATCATTAAAGTTTGCAGGCTTACCATTAAATATTTCAGTAGCCTCAACTGCTATCTTCTGTGCAGTCTCTCTTTCTACAAGAACTTTCATAATATCTTTTGCTATTTCGTTAGATGGTTCTTGTACATCTTTTAAGTCTTCAATCAGTTCATTAAATTTTATCTTCGCTGCTCTAGTTAATGCAGGATTATACATTGTAGTATGTAATCCATATAACTCATCTACCTTTATTGACTCCTCATACTCAGAGTGTGCTCGTTTGATTGTATCAAACAAAGAACCTAAGTCACCCTCAAATACACTGCTTGATACTGAGCCTTTGTACTGGTCGTAAAAAGATTTATCTAACATCTTTTTTAGTATCTGCTTTTCCATCGTGTCTCCCTTCATTATCTTCTGTTGATTGCTTTTTGTACTTTTAATTCGTTCTCTAATATAACAGTAATTGTGTCAAGTTTGCTTTGATCTCTTTGATTCCACTCTGCTTTGTTTGTATCTATAATATCATACTTCCAGTTAGTCCAACTTTCAAGTATCTCTTTCATCATTTCTTCAGTCATAAAATATACTCCTTATCTCGTCTGTTTTAAAATATTTTAAATCATCTTCCAATGCTTTTACTTTTACATTTGTAAAACCTTTTGATCTTAACTCTTTTGCAATAGAGAAAGATTTAGTAGTTGCATCTCTATCTAGTGCAACATAAATATTTTTATACTGCATGATATGTGCAAGGTGTGTATCTGCTAGTGATGTGCCCATCAAAGCAATACCAGTTAGTACACCAGATACTGCACATGCAGAAGCACAATCCTCTACAATAACTGCATCATCGCACTCACCACAAACAAAAGGAACATGTTTATTACCATACATAAACCATTTAGGATATATGTCCTTGTGTAATGCTCTACCAACTGCACCTGCATATTCATTTGTATATTTATTTTTAACTACAAATACAACTCTATCTTGTGCTACATCGTATTTTATATCTGCTCTGTTCATCATAAAAGAATCCCAACAGTTATTATTTCGTAAATACTTCATTGCTTTTTCATGAGAGAATGGTGACTTAAAACTTTCTGGTATGATAAATACTGATAACTCTGAATCATTCTTTTTATTTGAGAAAGTATTAATGACATAGTCCATAGTTTTCTGCCCCTCATGCTTTCCTTTTGCTTTACATGAAGCATGAAAACAATACCAACCTATGCTGTTACCAGTGGTATCAATAAGCATTGTATTACTATGATGACAGAATGGGCAGTCTGTTCTCTCTTTGTGATCTTGTTTTAAATTTAAATTTTTAATAACTTCTAACTGTTGCTTATAATTCAACTTGTACTTCCTCGTATGTTATCACATATCTATCTTGGCTAACAAATTCATTAGCCTCTATTTTCATTAGATTGTTATTTAAATAATAAGCTACATTATTTTGTAGCTTTTCTAGTGTTGGCTCTTCCTCGAATGGTATTATTGCTACTGCTTCTATTCCTAGTCCTGCTAGTCTTACTTTGTATTTTTTCATCATTAATTCCCTTATCATAGTTTACTTCATTTGTCAAGTCATCTTTTGATTTTTTATAAAATTTTGGGTGTCGCCAAACAAACGTCATGTATTAAATTCCTCCACAATACTTTCATCCCACAAGTCAACAGCAAAAGATTTATCTTTTAGTTTAAAAGTAAATTGATTACCCTTGCCATCTAGGTACATAGCGTTCTCAGTCACCTCGCCACCTAGTTGTTCAACGAGTATTCTAAACTTAAGTGCTAGTGTAAATGCGTCACTCACTAATGCTCCTTATAACTTACTTGTTTAACTGAACGATTCCAACATGCACGACAGCTACCACACTCACCATCTTGTTTGTAAGCAGGGCATTCTCTACCTACTGCTTTCTTATCTTTATGCACACCCGATGTCCACTTCCAAAACTTAGGTGGTGGGCTATCAACTTTAATTGCTGACACACGCAAACATAAATTTTTAGGTACATCTTTCTCGTCTAACTTATCTATGATTGAATACTCTCTAGTAGCTAGCCAATGTTTTATATGAGGTGTCCCCTCACATACTTCAAATATTTTCATAAGATGTGAATAGGATTGCAAATCTCCAGAGTCAAACCAACG